GTCGTACCTACTTTCGGCCCTGGCGTTGTGGCGTATGTGCTCGGCGGACACGTTCGGCCAGGTGCAATCCATCCTTCACGCCGGTAAGGAATTGGGCGTTTGTCGCCAGGTGCAGGCCCCGGCGCGTATCTGGGGCCGTGCTCACGGGTTCCGGGTGATCGAGACGAATGGCAAAGAATCCATGACGGGGCCTGACGGCTCGGTATGGGTGATCCGTTCCCAGCGCTCGGTTTATGGGTTCACGGCGACATTCGCCCTGTTGGATGAGGCCTGGGCGGTTGACGCCTCGCACGTCGAGGAGGGCATCGAGCCGACGATGGCGGAACGGCCCTCGGCGCAAATGGCGTTGTTCTCGACGGCGCATCGCCGGGCTACGGCGCTGGTCCCGTTGCGTCGGGCGTCGGCCTTTGCCACCTGGGATAACCCGACGTCGCTCATTCTGGAATGGTCCGCCCCGGGGGACGCGGACATTAACGACCGGGGCGCCTGGCGCCTGGCGTCGCCGCACTGGTCGAGGTCCCGTGAGCGCCTGCTGGAATCCAAGATTGCGGATATCGAATTGGGCGTTTCCCAGGACCCCGACGAGGACGACGCGGCCGAGGCTTTCCGTAGCCAATTCCTTAACGTGTGGCCGATGCGCGCGCTCATGCCACGCGGCAACGCGGAACCGCTAGTGCCCCGGGACATGTGGTTGCAACGCCGCGACGACTACGCGGCCGCGCCGCCGGATATCGGCCTCACGGTGGCTATCGAGGATTGGTATGGGATGGGCGCCGCCGGGGCCGCGTGCGCCGCGTTGCCCGATGGCCGTCTGCTGGTCTGGGGCGCCCTGTTCCATTCCCGCGCCGAGGCGTACGCCTGGGCCGGGTTCACGATTGGGAAACGCGCCGGGTGTCGCTTGCTCATCGGGGCGACAATCGGTGAGGCGGACCCGGCCGCGAACGTCCCCGAGGCAGACGGCGTTTACCTGGTCGGGTCCGCTCAATCGCGGGCCGCGTTGCCGCTGGTCCGCTCGCTCATCCGCTCGGGACGGTTGTCCCATTCCGGCGATGAGGACATGACGACCCAGGTCACGACGGTTCGCCTGATCGCGACGCCCTCGGGGGGCCTCGTGTTCGCTCACGGGGACGCCGTGCGCCCCGACCTACTCAAGGCCCTGGCCTGGGCGGTGGCCGACCAGGCCGAGCCGCTGACGGCCGCGCCGGAATGGTTTGTGTACTGATGGCCGGTAGCCGTACTCAATCCGCCCGCATGCGGGCCTCACGGGCCTCTCTGGGCGCCGTGCACCATGTGGCCGGTACCCGTGGCCCCTACGGCCTTAGCAACGCCTCAGACTGGGCATTCCTCACGGGGGCCCCGTTCCCCGAGGGCGTCTGGCCCGCCAGTGAGGCCGAGGCGATGGGCCTGCCGCCGTTCGGCCGGGGCGTGGCGCTGCTCTGCAACGCCGTCGCCGGGACCGAATGGCAGGCCGTGAAATGGGACCCCGCGATAGGCGTATCGGTGCCCAGGCCCGACCCGTCAATCATCACCCGGCCCGACCCGGACACGACCGTCTGGCATTACCGATGGGCCGCGATTCAGGACCTGATCCTCTACGGGAATCACTTTGCTTTCGTCGGCACAACCGACACGGTCACCCGGCGCCCCGGGTGGCTGGTCCCGATCCTGGCGGACACGGTCGGGGTTCTCACCGATCCGAGCACGGGCCGGTATTGGTTCACGGTCAACGGCGAGGCGGTCGAGGGGTACGACCCGAACAGCCCGCCGCGCGCGAACGTCGACGCCGCCGGGGGCGTTACGGGCGACTGGGCCGGGACCCTGTTTCACGTGTCGGCCGGGTCGCGCTCGGGTGAGGTGCTGGGCCTCGGGGTCCTCGCCCAGTACGGCGCCAACCTGGGCAGTGCCGTCGCCGCCGAAACCCATTCGGGCCAGTACTTTGCGGGCGGCGCGCTACCGCCTGCCGTGCTGCAATCGCCCCAGGTTTTGACCCAGCCCCAGGCCGAGGAATTGAAAGCCAAATGGCGGACGATGACCTCGACCCGTGAGCCCGTGATCCTGCCGTCCGGCTACGTCCTCACGCCGATTGCATCCGATGCCCTTAACGCGCAAATGGTGGAATCGCGGCAATGGAATGCCGCCGAGGTTGCCATGATGCTCGGCATTCCGTCGTACAAATTGGGCATCGCCGGGCCGTCAATGACCTATCAAAATATCGAGTCGGCCGACATTGAGTTTGTCCGCGATTCCGTCGACCGGTACGCCGAACCGCTTTCCCGGTCATTCTCGGATTACCTTATGCCGCTGGGAACCTCGGTCGCCTGGCAGTACGCCGGGCGCATGCGGGCCGACCAGACCACGACCGCGACCGTCATTAATTCGTACGTCGCCTCGGGTGTGCTCACAAAGGATGAGGCCCGGGCCATGATCGGCCGCCCGCCATTGCCGGAATCCGCCGAGCCCGAGCCGCCGCCCGAGCCCGAGCCGAATAGCGACCCGACGCCGGACCAGGTAAGCGAGGCACCCGGCCAGGTGGCCGACGCGCCGGAAAGTGTGCAGTCATGAGCGAATTGCTTATCGAGCGGGAGGCCGCCCCGCTAGAGCCCATCGGGGACGGGTGGACGGTTTACGGCCAGGCCGTCCCGTACGGCACCGAATCGCGGGTAACCGACGATGGCGGCGTCACGTTCTACTCAGAGGTTTTCGAGCCCGGCGCTTTCGCCCGCGACGTGACCAAGGGCGGCCGCTGGGTAAACCTCATGGTCGGCCATTCTGGCGACGACGGCGACCGATTCCTAGGCCGTTGCGTCGGGCTAGAGGAACACTCAGACGGCCTCTATGGGTCGTTCCGCCTCGACCGGTCACATGCCCAGGCCGAGGCCGCACGCGCTGGGGAATTGCGCGGCTGGTCCGTCTCGGCGCGTGTCTACCGGTCACGGGAGGAAACCGACGCGCTCGGGCAACGGCGGGTCCGCCGTGAGGCGTGCGGCCTTTCCCACGTCGCCGCGACCGCCTCGCCCCAGTACGCCGGGGCCGGGGTGCTGGTCGCCCGTGAGCACGTCCTCATCGTGGCCCCGTCCGGCACGCCGCGACTCGACGCCCTAAGGGCCTGGCGTGACTCACTACGTTGACGACCTCGGTGACCTTGAGCGCTGGTCCCGGGTGGCCCTAGAGCCCGTCCTAGCAAGGGCCCTGAGCGTCGGCAACCTCGACCAGGCCCAGGCCATCCGAGAGGAACTAGCCGGACGCACCTGGCAGCACACGAACCCTTACGCCGCATGGTTGCCCGACTCGCCCTAGCGGCGCTGCTGGTCGCCCTGGTCGGCCCTCCCGCGTCGGCCGAGACGACCCGACACGTCCACACGTCGCAACGCTTTGACCGCGCGATTCCCTTACTGGCAAGGGATATCGCCCGCGACGTACGCCGGGCCGACCTGGTCACCGTGACCGAGGTTCAGGAACGGCGCCGCGCCCGCGTCCTCTACCGGCACCGGCCCGCCTGGGGCGTCGCCACCGATGGCCGTACGGACCTGGGCATCATGTGGCGCCGCGACCGTTGGCGCCTGGTCGGGCGCTACGTCTGGCACCTGGCGCCCGGTTACCCCGACGTGTTCGGGACCTGGGCCCTCGCCGTGCGCCTGGTCCCCCGGGCGCCGTACGTCGGGCCTGAAACGTTCGTGTCCGTAGCGCATCTCCCGAGCGCCGTGCAGGACGGCGACCGATGGCGCCGGGCCTCTCGTCGGGTGGCCGCCTGGTCGGCCGCCGTGGCCGCCTGGCATGGCCGCGTGCGGGCCGCCCGCATCCGTTGGCACCCGGGCGCCGTGCTCACCGTGGCCGACTGGAATGTCGACCTACGCCGCCCCGTCTGGCGGCGCACCGTCCGGGCCGCGTTCCCCGCCGAGCGGTTGACCTGGCGGCGCCCGTTCCCAGCCCGGGGCACGCACGCCGGGGGCCGCATTATCGACGGCACGCTAACCACCGAAAGCGGCCGTGCGCGCCTACTCCCGCGCACGGCGGCAAGCGACCATCGGGCATATCGAGAAACGTTGACGCTAGACGATTAGCGGCCCATTGGCGTAGCGTCGGCGCCGTAATTGTGAGCCGCCGCCCAGAGCGACCGGTAAACCGCCACCCGGCCCCCGAGCCGCCACCCGGTACCGAGTAATTCGCAATCTGCCACCCGGCCGAGGAATCCCCTGAAAAGGATGGCCCGGCTATGGGTGCATATCTTGACCGGCTTAACGCCGAATACGCCGAGGTTCTCGGCGTGATCGATACGACCGTCGACCGTGCGGCAGATGAAAACCGCGACGTTACCGACGACGAAAACAAGGCGGTAGAGCGCGGCCGCGACCGGCTCACCGAACTAAAGGCCGATATTGAGAAGTATTCAACTATCGACCGTGAGCGTGCCGAGGTCGACCGGCTCAGGGCGTCCGCCCCAGCCCCGGCCCGAACCGCCGTCACGACCAAGGAACCCGAATACGACATTGCCCGGGAATTCCCGAGCGTGGCCGACTGGGCCATCACCGTGCACCGCGCCATGGTGAAGCGTGAGCCTGAGGCCATTGCCGCTATCGAGCGGGCCACGGCACACCAGACGACCGCCGATAACCCCGGCCTCATCCCGCGCCCGATCCTCGGCCCGGTCCTGGCTTTCATCCGATCCCAGCGGCCTTTCATCAATTCCATTTCCACCCGGCCGCTGACGTCGCCGAAATTCGATCGGCCCGTGATTACCCAGCATGTGGCCGTGGGCGTGCAGGCCGCTGAGAAGACGCTCACCGAGTCTCAGAAAATGATTATCGGCACCCTGCCGGTAGCCGCCGACACGTACGCCGGGCACCTGAACATTTCGCGGCAAGATATCAAGTGGACTAGCCCCGGAATTCTGCAAATCGTGTTTGACGATTTCGCGGCCATCTATGCCCAGGTCACGAACAATGCCGCCGCCGATAAGTTTGTCGCCTCGATTGTTCAGGCCCCTGTGGTCATTGCCGATTGGGACGGATTCAACGGCGCCATTTACGGCGGCGCCCAGACGGCGCTAGCCCAGGGCGGGGTATTCCCGGATACCCTCTGGGTTTCCCCGGACGTGTGGGTCGGGATGGGTTCCCAGATTCACCCGAATACCGGCCTGCCGGTATTCCCGTCCCTGTCGGTTACGTCTGAGGCCGGTAACCCGCTCGGGTTGCGCCTGGTGGTTGACGCCTCATTTGCGGCCGGAACCATGGTGATGGGCCCGTCGCGTTTCGCGGAATGGTATGAGGACGTCGACGCCCTTATGCAAGTCGGCGAACCCGACGTGCTGGGGCAATTGGTCGGGTACGCCGGTTACGCGGCATTCCTCAACGTGCGCCCGGCGGCATTCACCCGGTTCACGGCCCCGCCGCTTGACGAGGCGTAATGGCCGACATTCCCGACCTTGACGCGGTGCGCGCGTACGTGCGCGTACCGGCGTCAAGCCTGTCCGATGAGGACCTAGAGCGCATGCGCGCGGCCTGCCTGTTAGACCAGGCCGCGCGCTGCACCTGGCCGGGCCTCGACCTCGACCCGCCCGACCCGGACAGCGGCTATAACGACGCCCTGGCCCAGGGCCTGCTACGCCGGGTTCAGCGGGAGATTGCCGCCCGCAACCTGCCCCTAGGAATGGTCGGGCTAGAGGCCGAATACGGGCCCGCCAATATCCCCGGTTACGACGCGCTCACCGAGCACCATGAGCACGCCTATCGCCGGGTGGTCCTGGCGTGAGCCTCGCTAGCCCGGCTATCCGGGCACCCCACAAATCGGCCGCCGACGCCCGGGATTCGTTGGTCACTGCCCTGACGTCGGTTGGCCTCAACGCCGCCCCGGTCGCCCCCGATTCCGCCACGACGGGGGCGGCCTGGCCGCAATGGACGGTGACCGATTTTCAGGGCCATCTGTGCGACCCGTCGCGCTATTCGTTCTCGGTCTATGTCGTGCTCAACGCGGCCGACCCGACGACGACGGTAAGCGAGGCCGACGACCTCGTCGCCCGCGCGGTCCCGGCCCTGGCCCGGGTCGCCGTCGTGCAGGCCGCTGAGCCCGTGCTCATCACCTTTGGCGACAAAACGACGATGCCCGGTATTCGGTTCCGGGTCATTACCCGCATCTGAGAGGAACCTGTTATGTCTACTGGCGTCGGCGAAACCTTTACCCTCGGCCCCGGGTCGCTAGAAATTGGCGCTACCGGGTCTGAGATTGACGTTTCCTGTCTGATTAACAATGCCGTCATTGCGGCGGAAAAGGATGAGGGCGACTCCGTTACGAAATTGTGCGGCACGGTGGTCCCCGGAAACGTCACTTATACCTATTCCCTGGCGGGCAATATCGACCTCGATATCGCCGACGCGTCCGGCCTGTTCGCCATCTCCCAATCGGCCGCCGGGACTCAGGTCCCGTTTACGTTCGTGCCGAACACGGACGCCGGGACCGAGGCGACCGGGACCCTAGTCCTCGACCCGTTGCCATTCGGTGGCGACGAGGCCGGGGAAACGATGACGGGCGATTTTGAGTTCACCATTGTTGGCCGCCCGGCGTACGACATCGGCGGCGCCGCGCTGGTCGAGGCCTCGACCATGCCCCACAAGGTCACGCCGCCGCGCGTGAGCCCGCCCAGCACGGACCCCGAGCCTGAGCCCGCCGACGACGAATCGACCATGATCGGCGCCGGGGCGTGAGCGAAACCCAGGTGGTCAAGGTCGAGGGCGCTGACGCGGTCGCGCGGTCCTCGGCCGAGACTGCCGAGGACCTGGCCGAGATGGCGCCCGACGCGGCCGGGACCTACGTCCGCGACCAGGCCCGCGCCGCCGCCCCATTCGTCTCGGGGCAATTGCGGCTATCGATTGGCGTCGACACCGAGCCCGGCCGGGTCACGGTGGACTCAGACCTCATCTATGCGCCCGTCATTCATAACGGGTGGGCCGCGCACAACATCACCGCTAACCCGTTCCTAATCCCCGTGGCCGAGGCGTCGGAAA